CTCTCGCCTTTAAAAAGACATACACCCAAGCAGCTAACGTATATTTCCATTGTACGTTTCCAGTGGCAGGGTGCGACGATCTAGCGAGAGATGTCCTACTACTCGGTAGAAGTAAGTACGCAGCTAATATAGCTGACTGCGTCAATTGGGTCGACAGGACCGGAGTAGTACAGCTCGGCAAAGTGAACGCTTGCAGCCATTTGGCTCGCGACTGCACATGCCTGAAGCTGTACAACGCAAACTTCGTGTTCGCTTCCCATTCCAGCTACTACTTCCGAGATGATGATTGGGACGCCCTCTTCAAGTACACGGACGACGTCAGAGTCGGGGTACATCTCCCAGACCGCGACGGCCAGGTCGTCCCCAGCGACACTATGGAATTTCGCTGGGACTACCTGAAAACCGTGCAACAAGTCATGTCAGCCGCCGGAGTCGTTAAGGGCGCTACTATGCTTACGGAGCAGGTGCTGCTCAAGAAACGACATGTGAAGTTCACGCCGCTCGACACCCACGGCACCACCTATGTGCACAGGGACTTAAGCGACGACGTGCAGAGGGGGGGCTTCCATATGATGCCCTTCTCCAAGATGGCCGAGACCATCTGCACCACAGTCGCCGGGCAGACCACTGCTGCGCTCGGCGTGGCATACGCCGTTTCGTGCATACCGACTGTGGTCGGCAGCCTGCTGCGATGCAGCATACCGTACGCCACTCTGGCGACCGCTACGCTGGCTCTGGCGCCGGCGTGGGTCTGCAGCGGCGTGGCAAATGCTCGCAACTCCATCGACCCACCTGCATCAGGGAGGTACACAGTCAAAGTGGTCCCCGGGTGGTCATTATCGCGACGCAACGAAGCTGTGAGTCAGGTGTACACGTTTAGGCGAGTACCCCTCTCAGTCCTAGAGCCGCGCATTACTAGATCACCAGCCGTACACCGTATGCGTGCACAGGAGATGGCTGCTAGCCTCTCCCTCTCCCACAACCCGGAGAAAGCCGCTCGGTCTATGGCAGCCATGGGGTTCAGAGCAGGCATGACACCAGCAGCAGTGCGTGATACCGTGCAAGCCGCCAAAGACTATGTCGAAGTGGCAGTGTCGGGAAACGAAAGCTCTTTGCGGCCGAGCCCAGCACCGCCGGATTCCGGTCTGGCGTTGTCTGTCTGGGAAATGCAGCCTACGAGCGCCTGCGCCAGCTTGGTGAAGTACGCCGTGGCGTTCGAATCGACTCGCGTAGCACTCTGCAAATCAAGGGCATTGACGGCCCACTTTGTCAGTGTTCTCCAGACGGTGGCCGCGCCGACGACTGGACCACTCTCAGGACCATCGAGTGCACTAGCGCGTTATCTAGCCAGCACAACCCCAGCGGAAGCGCGATCGGAGTCGGTGCAACGCTTCTGGGCGTGGTTTTCGCGAACGCTGCAGTCATCGCCGACTGTCCAGCAATGGCTGTCGACGCACTACTCAACCGTCACTTGGCCACACCCACCAACCCAATACGGCAGTATAGGTTGGCCTATCTTGCAAGTCTGACGCACAGCGTGCGTCACCACCATCAGCACCTGTGTGTGACAGAGCCTGATGCGTGGCGGTCAGGGAAGGGTTTAGTCAAACTCGCGCTGATAGATGAGAGTATCGCGCTGCAACGATTCGACAACGGAAGGGTCGACATGATGCTGAAGAAAGAAGTCACCAGCGTCCAATTCTCAGAACCGGCTTTTCCAAAGAAAGCACGAGCGATCCAGTTCAACATCACTTTAAGAACCGCGTATGAATTTGGCAATGAACAATTCAATTTGGGTCATGCCTTAGCTAGCGCGACGTCCGACTGGATCGAACACGGGGGAGTGCGCTTTCTGCTGCGTTACACAGCCGAAATGAACCCCGTGGAGATAGCTGAATTTGCCACCGAAGCCGAGGCGAGAAGATCGCACGGCTACTCGTTCATCGATGAACGCGATGGTAAAAACTGGGACGCGAACGTGCAAACGCCACACCGCCAAGCACTGGTAGAGTGGTACGGACAGATTAATCCCCAACTCCGGCGAGTAGCCGAGGAGGGAATCAAAGTGCATGGTGCTTACAGGAAAGGGAAAGTCAAGATAACATACACAGTGGACGGAACTGTGAAGAGCGGGCACTTCGACACCAGTAGCGGAAATGCCGCACTGAACATCGACGTTACAGCTCAGGCAATCGTTAGTCTACCAGCCGCTCTGCGGCCCGTAGAAGTTCGAGGCCTGGTGATGGGGGATGACCTCCTCCTATGGCTGTACTTTGACCACGAAGTGTCTCCGACCGAGTACTGCGCCGCCATCAACGCGGCTGAGCAGGCACTCGGCATCCACCCAGTACGTGGGATCTTCAAAGACGTGCGGAACGTATCATTCTGCTCGATGACTTTCTATGAGAGGAAGAACGGGGCACTTGCAATTATGCCCAAAATGGGTCGGCAGTTTGCAAAACTGTTCTGGACCATCAATCCCCTCAATCAGCGAAACCCGCAGAGGCTCGCCAGCACCATCGCACACGCATTTCACCCGACCTACCACACTTTCCCACCCATGCGCCTCTTCTTAGAACACCACATGGGAGTAGCACCAATTGAGTGCCGGGTGGACGAGTGGACGAGGGCCTTGCCATGGGTCCTGCGGCAGCATGAACTCCCCAAGTATGACGACGTCAACTGGGTGAGCGGGAACGAGGTGAAATACGGCATGATAGACGGAACGCTGGACTTCATGGCAGACGCACTGGCAGCCGTCGGGCCCGCCGGGGCTATACGCAGCCACGCCGTCGACCTCATGCTGAAAGAAGATCTGTCCGATCCAGCAGACAGGCGGGGGGTACTCGCCTGTTGACCCAACATAGTTTTAAGACTAACCTGACCGAGAGAAATCAATATGCATGGAAAGACAAACCACGTCAGAGCCAAGGCCGACGGACTCAACGCCCTCGCCATGTCATTCGTGTTGCCGCACGAGTACAAGGCTATGCGGCTCCCAGTCGTCCCCGCAGCCCTTACAGCAACCCTTGAGACCATGTCTGACGATACGTACCCAATTCCGGATGGCACTTCCCGCCGGGGCGCCCTATGCCGAGATCCCTGTTACCCCCTATGGCTCGAGCAGACATTTGCCAACGTTGGGGTCGGTATCAATTCATACGGCTCCGCCACCACCTGGAACATTCCAGCACGATCTAACTCCACCATCGCGTACCCCAACTGGGACGCCATCATTGGAGTGGTAGGTGTCGGAACGCCCACGGTAAACGGACGGGTAGTAACTGCCGGACAGATGGCTGACTACATGCCAATTGGCAACGCCCCAGGCACTCAGGCTTTCTACATTCCGCCGTACTCCGTGTTCACCGCCGTCATCACGACCGGTGCCGCGGGTGGCGGATCAGGAATCGAGATTGAGCTAGTGTCCCAGGTCGGCGGAGAGGAGTTCACGGCCACCGTGCTGATGGCCCCGACCGCTACGGGCTTCGCCTATTCGTCCATCGCCGGCCAACTCGTGGCGGCCTCACAGGGCGAAGGCATCGTGCCATTTGGGTTCACCTACGTCAAGCAGGTGCGAACCACAGGCACTGCACCCACTGCCGCGGCCACTCCGACGCTCACCATCGGGTGGGCCTCCGGAGGGTATCCCATCCCGGCCTCCCCTACAGGCACGTTAACCTTGTTCGCCCCACAGTTTTTTCCACCTGAGTTCGCAAACTCCACAATACCATACGGCCGGACCCGCCTTAATTCTAGCGCCGCCCTGTTTACCAACGTAACCGCCGCGCTATCGAAAGAAGGCACCATCCTGGCCGCACGGCTCAAGCCGTCCCTGGTAGACATGTGGACATTCACGACGACTCACGTGAATTCTGTGCACCCGCGACTCAGGTATTTCGGGCCCATGGAGAAAGGGCTCTATACCTTCACGACGCCGTCGGGCAACCTCAGTGCTTTTACTGATGGGTGGACCACTATGACCAGCAACTCGCCGGTCGTCACGACCACACGCCCGATCTTCGACTACAAAGACTACGGCCTGTACAATGCCTTCATCTTCAACGACTTAGGCTCAGCAGCCGTCGGTACTCAGCTCGCTGTCAGCTGTTACGCGCACATCGAGTTTGAAACCACGTCTTCTTTGTTTCAGACGGGCGTTTCCACCATGACGCTAGAGTCGCTGCACGCGGCCGAAGTAGCCCTGCTCAGCTTTGGACACTTCCATGAAAATCCATTGCACTGGGCAGCCATCCGCGCTGCCGCCACCGCAGCACTCAAGATCGTGGCACCAATGGTTGCACCGTACATTAAGCGGGCCGGCGAGCGCCTCGTCGATAAGGGCGTTGCGTATCTAACCGGCCGCAAAGCAGCGGGAGACCGAAAGATGACACAGGAGCAGGCGCCTAAGGTCGCCAAGCCGCGCCCCAAACCACGCGCGAAAAAAGTCATTGTTAAGCGCGCTTGATGTCCCAATCGGTCCTTGACCATCATCTCACCATGCTAGGACTAGCCACCCAAAAAAAAC